TTATCTCTAGCTCTTGTGTATTGAGCCCATTGTTGTTTTGCTAAAGTTAGCTCTTCCCCTTTTGACAGGGTTTTTTTCATTTTTTTATATGCCATTATGCGCCCATTGCCGTTTTCTTCTTGTTGTCCTTAACTATATGCCTAAGTTTATCTCTCCACGACGGAGCGTAATCTATACCTTGAAAATTAACCGCAAACTCAGTCATCATTAATCCTATCCATGCTAAAGCATCCACTTGGTCATCATGTGTACCATTGGGAAAACGTAAAAGCTCCGCAACTAATGGTCCAGTCCAAACCGCATCTCTAGGAAAGTATACCATGCCTTGTTGCATTCTACCTTGTATAGCTCTCGCTCTTGCCTCTTTATCTCGTCTACCAACTTTTAGGTCCTTAAAGTATGCTTCATGAAGACCCCTTTCCGCAACTCTTTTCTGTAAAAATGGACCGATGGCCATTTCTATGTGACCTCTTTCTATGCCCACGATTCCCGGTCGCCAAGTTTCGTACAAGTCTAAAATGGTTTCTACTAACTCAAACCCGTCAAATTTCCCACGCACCACGTCGACAATAAACATATTATCATACTCATCGACTCCGACTACAATACCCACAGAGAAATCATTTCTGTCTTTTTGCCCTATGGCTAAATCCCATGCACAATAGAACCGTAATTGGTCTTGTTCTATTTCATCTCTTTCATAATACTGAATCATTTCCCTGGTGAAATAATCACCATCATCTGATACCGGGTTCTGTTGATATAGAGCTGTCCAGTCTCTTGGCCCAATAGCTTTCCTAATCATATCCAAAGAATGGGTGTCATACCTATCTTCGTGCAAAGGCTCGCCTACTTTTCTAAACTCTTCGTCATGTTCTGCGATAGCTGGGTACTTAACTACTTCCCATTGGTCGGCTCCATCTTTACCAGCCATAAGAAGTTTCCCGGCCAAATCATCGTCGTGCCAACGAGTAAGAATAACTAGTATTCCTCCGCCGGGAGCTAAACGAGTATAAGCGGTAGATGTGTACCAATCCCAAGTTGACTCTCTATTGTTCTCGGACTCCGCATCTTCTCTGTTTTTTACTGGGTCATCAATAACTAAAACGTGCGCACCTTTACCTGTGATACCACCACCAACACCGGCCGCAACATATCCTCCACCGGAGGTCGTCAACCATGATTCAATTGACTGGGAATCAGCATCTAGTCTAGTTTTTTCAAACACTTTCTTGTACAATGGATCTCTTAAAAGTTGACGTACTTTTCTAGAAAAAGTCATTGATAATGACCCCGAATAAGAACAACTAATAAACTCTTGATGAGGATGTCGACCTATATGCCAAGCAGGGAACGCAATACTGGCTAAAGTAGATTTACCATGACGAGGCGGCATAAAGAGCATCAATCTTGGTGACTTCTTATTCGCTACATCATCACTGAACTTTTCTAACCTTTTGCAAATGTCCTTGTGGACCCAACCTGCTTGATAATCTGGATTGAATTTTTCTACAAATGGGAGTAGACGTTTACGTGACAAAATACGACTGGCTAATTCTTGCTCTGCTTTTATATTTAAAGATTCTTGCACTTGCTTTTTCTGAACTTCCGCTTTTTGTTTTGGAGAATCCGGGAGCCGGTCAGACTCGTCCGCAGCACAATACACACAGAGACCTTTTGGTAGGACTAGGTTCTCCGCTAAAACTTTAAGGCATTTGTAACATTCTACTTTTTGTATCATTTAAGGTGCTCTATATCAAACTTCACTTCTGCCTCTGGTCTATGTTTGACTGTGTTAATTCCCAACTGTATAAAATATTCTGCCAGCAACTCTGGATCGAGACCGTGGGCCGTGGCTAGTTGCCTAAGCTCGGTACGCACATGTTCGTAAACCCAGATCTTTTTTCGACCGACTTTGACTTGTAAGTCTTCGGTCATAAAGTCAGTAAGTTTTCTAATCGCTTTCTCTGTCATTTGAAGGTTCCAAATATTTCTGGTCCACGCCCGCCATCTTTAGCAGCTCACCGTCGGACAACTGTTCCAGCTGTTTCACGTTATCAACATTTATATTTATTTGGGTCGCGTTCTCTGGGGTAAACAACCCGTGCAACTTACAGAGCGAATCAACTACGTTCTTTTCTTCCGTAGCATTCGCCGATTTTCTGTGAGCTTCTAAGTACATACTTGTAGCAGCGTTTCTATCAAACATAACTTCCTCACGCATTTCTCTTCTCAAGTATTCGAGCGCAAGTTCCATTTTTGGTCGTTTAAAAGCAGCGTAAACATTATCCATATCAGAGTAGCCGGCCGCACGGCCCGCCGCGGCTTTTGACATTCCGCGTAGGTGAAATAATAGTAGCCTTTCCTCCTGTACCGAAAGCTCATTTAGCTTTACGCCGGCGTAGGGAAAGTGAGATTGTAGGTCGGCCCTATCTTCCGGAGTTACCTCCGATGATATTTCTTCCTTTAATAATGACATATAACTTATGATTATATTAGTATTTCTCTTTGTTTGTCACTATATTTTTACACCACCAATATAATTCGTCTTCTGGCATGGTGTGTTTTATTAGATTTACACGGTGGCAAACTAGCTGAACGTTGACAATTGTATAGGGTCCTTGGGGATCTATTCTATCTAAAGAAACATTTAAATCTCGTTTATCTCCTCCTTTATGCCATGTCATATAGAGGTTGGTCGTGGCACATCGTCCTTCTTGTAGGTCCCATAATGATGATACCTGGTCCACGGTCAACGTCCATTTGATACCTTCTTTCTTACGCGAGTATTTTAGCTGGCTATGTAAATTTTTGAGATAATATTTTGGGTCGGCACTTCTCGCTTTGTTTATCTTGTCCATGTGGCAAGTTTTACAAACGGCTCGAGTGTACTCATTTCCGGCTGTCGTTTTTCTCTTTTCAAATTCCTTTAACGAAAGCTCGACCTGACATCTTTTACAGGTTCTATTTGACATAAAAATTTTAAAATAATTTTTTTACAAAAAATACTATACCATATCACCCTCTCATCTTCTCCCCCCCGCTTCTAGAACCGTAGTCCCCTCCCGATCGAGTTTCCAGATACACTTTTTCGTTTTGACCTTTGGAACCTTGTTTTGGTTTTTTCAGCATCTTGACTCGAAGACTCGTCGCTCAGATAGACGGCCATGAGCCAAGGCTCATTGACCGTTGTTCTTTGTTATGTGTTATTAATTAAATCGTCCGAGGAGGACAACAACATGAACATATTAAATACAACTACTAGACTAACAGGTAGAGCAACAGGCGCAAGTGTTAGAACAATGGGTACTATCATCAACCTCATATCAGCTAAGGCTACACCAAGACTCAATGCTATCGCTAAAGAATTCATAGCAGGCTACGAAGGACAGCAAACTAAGTTCACTGTCGAGCAATGGCAACAGCTTCAAGAGTTACAAGATATGAACAAGGTATCACCTAAGCAAATGGAGTTAGACGTATGAAGACATACATCAACTTTGTCATCGGCGTTGTAGTAACAGCGTCGTTCTTCTACCTAAGGAACTATAACGTCAGTGTATTACAGGGAGACTTCCCATCCCTTGGCTACGCGTTATCAGCTAACTTAGCATCAGGTATATTCTTTTCTTTCATCATATACATTATGGTTATGGTTAAAAAAGAAATGAACAATCAATAACTATTAAGGGGCTTCGGTCCCTTTTCCTATGTCTAACTACTATCACTAACTACTATCATAGATGTGCATGCGTGCATGCATCATCGTGATTGTCCCACACAAATGTGGTTCCGTGTGTTCCACGGCTTTTCCCCAAGTGGAACCATCTCATGGAACCAACATTTAATGCATAACAGCAAGGCTTGCGATTGCATGCGTGTGTAAATGGTTCCATGGTTCCACGACTTGCAGGTTGTACAAACTGCAATCGACCGTGGACCGTTGTTATAGGATATCTTTTCATTAACCTAATTTTAATGGAACCAGTGGAACCAAGACAATTATCCCTGTACAACCCGCATTCCTATGCTATTCCGGTGGTTCCACGACTTCCCGATTTACGTGGAACCAAGTGGAACCAGTGGAACCAAGAATTTATACGTCACAAGCTAAAGCATAGTGACGCTGTTCTTAGGCAAATTGAATTTAATACTACTACCTTAGGAGGTACAACATGGATATAGGATTATTAAACGAAGGGAACGCTAACCCACAAAATAGCATGACGGCAATAACAGAAGAGATAGCATCTTTGCAAGCTCTAATAGATATGGCTCATGAACAATACTGGAGACCTTTGGGAGCTCCGTTATTTAACAACCAAAGTGAGTACGCATCTTATGTGTGCAAACTTGAGTTATCAATACAAGCTCTTGAAGCTCAGGTATGGGGTAACTGTTAACTACACAAAGACCGGTTCGCTACCGGCAACAAAGAACATCGATAACACCGGGGAGCTCGTAATTCCCCACCAAATTCAACCGGGGGCGTTAGTCCCCACTATATACCTAGGAGGTATTATTATGGCTAAATATATAGCTAAAGTGAACAGAGGCACT